TCAGTCCCCGCTGTATTCGCAACCACTGGTGCACGTCTCGTGGATACGCACCTTGGACAGTTCTGGCAGCAACGGTTTGACCTGATCCCAGATCCATTTGGCGATGACTTCGCTGGTGGGGTTTTCCAGGCCAGGGATGTCGTTCAGGTAGTTATGGTCGAGCTGCTCGTAGATAGGTTTGAACACCGCCTTAATTTCGGCGAAGTCGCGAATCCAGCCGGTATGCGGATCGAGTGGACCCGTCAGATGAAGGCCGACCTTGAACGAATGCCCATGTAGACGCCCGCATTTATGGCCTTCGGGCACATGGGGAAGGCGGTGGGCGGATTCGAACGTAAATTCTTTGAAGATTTCCACTGGTGAACCTGTAAAGCTGGTGGGATAAGGGCTTGAGCGTGATCTGGCTTTCCAGTGTACTGCTCAATGTACTGATTGGTCGTTGCTGGGGGTTAGAGAGGTCATCCACTGAGTGATGTCCGACTGTCGCCAGGCGACCGAATTGGGTCCTATCTTAACCTGTTTCGGGAACGTCCCTTCACGGATTCTTCGATATACGGTGTTCCGACCCATGCCCGTGACGTGCAGCACCTCGTCCAGGCGGAGCAAGCGATCAATGTTTTCAGAGTGTCGCATTGGGTGTCTCCTTTATATAGACGGGTCACGCCAGAAAGTGGTGTCCGACCTTCGCCGCCCGGGCGGCTTCCTCGGTGCGGAACATGAGCTTTGTATCGCTGATGCGGCCTTCGCCGTCGTATTCGACGTCGACCCACCAGTGGCCGAACATGCGGTACGGCTCGCCGAGGATCTTCGTGACGTAGCAGTCGATCAGGTTCATGGATGGTCTCCACGCCGCCGGTGGCGGCAGGTTGGTGGTCAGGCCGTAGCCTTGGCGATGGTCTGCTCGAAGCGCGCGGCTAGATTGGCATTGACCTCGGCCTTGGCCAGGCTCTCGGCGGTACCTTTGGCGCGGTGCAGGACTTCGTACTGGCGCAGCTGGGCGGCGGCGCTCACCAGGTCCGCCAGCAAAGCTGGAGCTGCAGCGATCAGCTTGGCGTTGGCCTTGGTCTGTTCGCCGTTAAACCATTCGCCCGAGTCGCTATCGGCATCCTCATCGATGACCATCACGTTGCAGATTGCGATCTGCTCATGGCGATCAACTGGCGAGACGTAGATCGGGGTTTTGTCGCTGGACTCAACGAACCAGGGGCCTGGCGTGTGTTTCGTCATGGCAATAGCTCTCCATGCCCGCGCATGTCGGCGGGCTTGAGTTGTAGGGTCAGGGGTTCGGTTACAGCAGGTGTGCGCCGGCTTCGAGCAGCCCGTCGCGATCCTCGCGGAGGTTGTCGCGCTCCTTTGCCAGCCGCTGGATCTCGCGGTGCAGGTACTGGGCGATGGTCTCGCCGCCGCGCAGGTCGCTGGGCTTGACGCCTTTCAGAATGGCCTCAAGCTCGTTCACGCTGAGTTGCTCGATCATGGCATCAGCTCCTTGGGCACCTGGACGGTATCGCCAAGCTTGGCGGCGACATAAGCGCGGGTTGCGGCGATCAGGGCGCTCTCACCAGCCCGGCAAAACTCGCCTTTATCGGTAATCACCCAGCCGGCCCAAACGTCGTCAGTACTCTGCGGGCAGTGCAGGCTGACCATGCGGTTCGCGATCAGCGGCCCGCCCAGCACCCACGCTTCCCAGGGGTTATACCGCTCGCAGCGCTCGGTCGCCTCACCCCGGTAGATGGCGAACACGCGCCACCCGTTGCCGTACTGGGGCGGCTCAAGGTGTAGAGCCAGGCCCTCGGCCATACCCACCGCCCAGCCTAGGGCCTCGTCTGCTAGGTCCGCCGTCTTCACTTCGATCAGGTCGGTCATGGGCGGCGCTCCATTTGACGCTGGCGATATGTCGACGGCCTCTCGATGGCCCACCAGCCAGCGCTGCGCGATATGGCGAAATACCAGTGGCCTTGAGCGTCTGTTTTGTACCAGCCCGCCATGAATTTGTGGGTGCTGGGTGCCCATGCCTCTGCATCGGCAGGCGCGACTTTCCAATTCGTAGTCGTCACAGCTCATACCTCTCATCAATCCAGCGCCCAGGCGCCATAGCGGGTGTAGGTTCGGGTTGGGTTTCGTGCGGGGAGAGCTGGCGCTCGTTGCCGGCCTTGCGATCGCGCATTGGCAGGCAGCTGATACCGGAACCCATACCGGTCATCCAGCAGGTGACGCCGCGCTCAACATCGTCGTACCTGGAAAGGCCGCTCGGGATGAAGCGCTCTAGCAGGACCGGCTCTGCGCTGGCGCCGGTGGCCAGCAGCAGGAGGCAGAGGGCGAGGCGGGTCATCGGCGCAACTCCTCGTCAGGGTCAAAGCCGAAGCGCCGGCAAAGCGCATGCGCCACGCCCGATCCGCAGCAGAATGCGTCCTTCATCAGCACCCAGCGCGGCTGCTTCATGCGAGTCTTCCCGCTGACCATGCGCACCGCGGTCCGTAGCAGGTCGTGCTCGGTGAATTCGCAGCCGGAAAGGGTGATGACGCGGCTCTTTCCGTTGAGGTGCTCGAGCGCAGCCCTGAACTGCTGGATGTATTCCTCCTGAGTCGAGCCCCAGCGATTGACGAGACATTCGTCGTCAACTGGACAGCCTTCATCTTCCGGCTCACCCGACGGCGCGCCCGGCACCATTAGGAACTCGCTCTCGACAGCTTGGAGTAAGTCGGAGAACCGTTTCGTGTTCCGGATATTGGTCTCCAGTACGCTGACCGGGTGGGAGTGATGCAGGCCGAACACGTCGTAGAAGCGCGCCAAGTCGGGATGCAGCTGGCTTTTTTCAGGCATGACGATTCCGTGGCCGCCATATCGCGGCAGTGAATAGAGGGGAGAGGGGTTACAGTGGGGTGGGCGTTACGTATGACTCGTTAGGGCTTGAACGCCTGCTGGCGTGATGACCCACTTGTGATTTCGGTAGGGACTGCCCGGAACCTCGGTCCATTGATCGTCGGCCAGGCCGCGATTTTTCAGGGCGTTCATCGTTGTGTTGGTGCAACTGCCGTAGTATCCGTCTGGCCGCTTGTGGAGTTGGTTGAGAGTGTCGCGCATGCGGTGAGAAAGGTTGCTCATGGCTTTCGCTCCATGGCGGCGCGGGCTTGCCAAGCAGCCCACTCGTGCCTGTCGAAGTGGCGAACATATCCAGAATCGGAGTGCCGCCAGGCGTCATATGCCGCCCGCTCGTCGATCTCAACCGGCGCGCTCGGCTCTGCGCTGGCGGATAGGGCGGCGCGGGCCGTGTGCAAATGCCTCGTCAAATTATTAATGCAGGCCTGGTACTCGGCTTCGTCGCCTTCCATTGCCAGTTTGTAGCCGTGCATCACTCCATCACGGAATGCGGCGTCAGCGACGATGTCCGACCGGTCATCGCGATCAACTGGCGTGTTCAAATCTGCGTTCCCGGACAGCATGGCTGCGGTTCGGGTAACTATTCGATAAGACTTGTCCGAGACATTTACTTCGCCAGTGCAATTCGCCGTATGCCAGTCCTCCAGCAGCGCCTGCGCCTGGGCCAGCTGGGCGCGCTGATTCGAGATCCGCAGGCTCTGCCGCATGATCTGAGCGTCAGAGTGCTTGATGACTTCGCGCAGTTGCTGACTCTCAGCGCGCAGACGCTCAACCTCCGCAGTGTCTGCGTGGGCTGGCCTTGGCCGCTGCACCCGATCGATGATCCGCGCCAGCGAATTGAAGTTGATGCCGGTCATCTGGTGGCCGACGTCATGCACCGGCCACTTGTGAGCCTCACACCCGAGGACTTCATTTACCAGAGCAACTATCTGCTCCCAGGTAAGCCGCTCAACCTCGGCAGGGTCGGCGTGGGTGTGCGGGGCTGGCTGGGCGAACTCTTTGAAAGCTACCCAGAGGCCTTGCACGTACTTGTCTGCGTAGCCTTCTCGGTCATCGCCGCGGGCAAGCCAGGTGCCGTCCAGGTAGCCCAGGACAGGATGCTTGGTGGCGAGCACCCATTTCAGGAATCGCTCACGTCGCCCTTCCGGGTCCTGGATCTTGGTCTCTGTGTTGCTGGATCGGTTTTCTGTGGGCATGGGTAACCTCGCCGGGGAGGCGTTATCGTTGAATAGGGGAAGGCGCTGGAGGGCAGCGCGGGTTATCTACTGGCTATCAGCAGCAGGCCGGGCTCGGCATCGTCTGGGTCATCGCCCAGCATCAGGTCGGGCGCCCGCAGCTCGCGGCCGATACGGAACTGATCAAGTCTCCGCGCCACAAAATCGGATATGACTATTTCGTGGCGCGGCGCACTAAGAAAGTGGCGGGCCGCTTCAGGCCCTAATTCATGGATGCGGTGGATCAGCAGGGTCATGGCCTCGCCGTTTTCCTCGACCTGAGCCCGCTGCATGATCTCGGCCAGGGCTTGGCGGGTGCCGGCGCGCGTCTTCATGCGCAGTTCTTCAACACCGGCCTTGGCCTCTTTCTTTTTGCGCTTCTCTTCGCGCTCTTGCGGCGTCATCGCCATACGGCAACTCCTTCAGTCCGCTGGGCGGTAGGTTGAACTGCTCACGCCGCCTTGTTCTTAGCAGCGCGCCTCGGGTTTTTCTGTTCAATCTCTAAATCCATGTCGTTCCAGCCGGCCAGGAACCAGGAGCCGTGGAACGTGTGAGGGGCAAATGGGTTGGCCATCTTGCTGCCACCGTTGCGGCGGCATTCCCGGCCAAGGTAGTAGACGCTGGGATGCTCGCCGCAATCGCTCATGGCTTACTTCTCCAGGGCTTTCCGAAGGTACGGGTCGATGTCGGCCTGGCCGAGCAGCCAGCGCTTGTAGTCGCGCGGGATGTCCTCGATCTTCGAGCCGGCGTGCTTGCCGAAGCGGATGACCTTCGGAATGCGAGCTTCTTCGGAGATTTCCCAGAGCTCCTCCCAGCTTGCTACCGGCCGGCCCAACTGCGCCTTGAGGGTGCTGAAGATTGTTGCCAGGAGGCGACGGCAGTTCTTGACGTCATCCAGCGCAGCGTGGGCATTACGCAGCAGCTCGGGCGCCTCCATGCGGTAGTGCAAGTAGATCATGGCCGACTGCGTGTGAGTGTCGGCCTCAGGCCACAGCGCGCGGCTCAGCGCGGCAGTGCAGATGCGCTTGATCGCTGGCTTGCCGATGACACCCCAGTCGTAATCGACGTTGTGCCCGATCAGGTAGGTGGCGTCTTCGGGCAGCTTGAAGGAGTCATGCGGCGGGCAGTCTGCCAACTCTTCATCCAGGATGTGGCTGGTAGCTAGGGCGCCAAGCTCGATTGGCTTGGACGGCTTGTAGCGCTGAAAGAATTCGCCTGTGACAGCCAGGCCTGCGCCGAGCTGCAACCAAGCAGCCTCAACCAGTTCCGGATTATTCAGGCCGGTGGTTTCAGAGTCGAAAATGTAGGCGGTCATGTGATGTCCGTTGCGCAAGAAGAAGGGGGTCAACAGCGTGGCTGCTACTGACTTAAGGTCAATCGAACGGGATATCGTCCGAGAAGTCAGGCGGGGCGCCGTAGTCGTAGTTGTCGGGCTGGGCATAGCTGCCGGGCGCCTGGGCGGATTTCGGGCGACGATCATGGACCGGCTTCTTCATCAGCTGCTGAACCATTTTCTCCAACTTGGCTGGGCTGGTGCAGCGGGGGTCGAGGATCTCGGATGCTGTCTTCTCCGACTCTGCGCTAAAGGGGGCGTAGATGATCGGCCGAGGCATTCCAGTCTGGCTGTTCTTCTCGATTTCCATTTGAATGAGCAGGCCGATCGGCTTCTTCAGGAGCTCAGGAAAGCCGGGTGCAGTTACCTGCTCGCGCTGCTTGGTGTCGTTGTTCCATTTCTCGAACTGGGTTGGCTGCGGGGCTCCTACGGTGCGCAGCTGCAGGCAGGCCATGATGGCGTTCATCATGGCGTAGCCGCCCTCGTTGCGGGTGCCGTGCTGGTAGGTCAGGTTTAGATAGAAAGTGGCCTCGGCACCGTCGCGACTTTTGAAGGTGAACCCGATCCCGGTCGACCCAGTTTCCTGCTTCTCCATGTACTCGGCGCGCAGGAACTCGCCAATGAACTTGCCCGCTTCGTCGATGAAGGCAGACTTGTTGTCCGCGGCGCGCGCGGCATTTGCGTCCAGATTGAACATTCAGAAGGCTCCTATGCGGCCTGAGTGGTGTTGGTGAGGTCGTAGTACTCGCAGATCGCGGCATCGACCAAAGCGAGGTCGTTGTCGATCATCGCCTCGTTGAACATGCCCATCGGGGCCTTGGTGGTGTCCGACCCATTGTTGCGGGTGCTGAAAAGGTGTTGGCCGTCGCTGACCACTGAGCGCAAGACGATGGTGACCATGCCCTCCAAAGTGATCTTCTCGTCCAGCATCTTGCCGATGGTCTTCATCTTGATCTGGCCTGCGTCCGTTTCTTCCGTATGGCTGAGGATGTAGACGCGAACGTCGTCGGGCAGGCTGAGCAGTGCCTCGAAGATGTTCCAGGTGTGCCGGCCGATCTCGGTGAACTTGTCGAACCCTTTCTCCTCGCTTCGGCGCATGAACTCGTTGGCCAGGATGTACTGGAAGTCGTCGATCACGATCACCTTGCGTTTTGTCTGGCGGCAGGCGCCGATTACCTTGACCCAGTTGTCGGTGACGTAGGACTTCCAGGCCTTGGAGCCCGGAAAGGGAAGCGGCTTTTTGATGACCTGCACCAGAGCGACGTCATCAGGCTTGAAGTTGCGCAGAGATGCGCTTTTGCCAGCCCCGGACTTGCCGAGGATCAGGGTTACGGTTGCCATGCGGCACCTCAGCTAGGTTGGTTGTCCCACTGCCACTCAATTCGAGCAGCCTCGTCTTCGTACTCTTTGCGCTCATCGCCCTGGTACTGCTCAGGCAAGAACGAACCGACCGTCATCCAGTCGAGCTGGGCGGCCAGGCGGGGTGTTGTGTTCATGGGGTGCCTCAGGAGGTGATGCGGTCGGCGTATGCGCTGGCCAACATCCATGCGGTGCACAGGGATAGCGTGATGAAGCTGCCGCGCCAGAACGCCCAGCGTCGTGCTTTCTGGCGGGTCAAGGCCTGACCCTCACAGCGATGCGCCGGCCTTTCATGGTGGCGCTCAGATGGCGCTTGAGGCTGGCCACAGGCAACTCACGAGGAAGGCCAATCACTTCGTTGAAGGGAAGCCCGAAGCTGATGATGGCCAGGCTGCGCTCGATCTGTTCAAGCTGCTCGTCAATCAGCGATTTGACCGGTGCGCTACTCATGCCACCCTCCCGAGGTTCTCTGCCAGCTGTTGATAATTGCGATCGATGATCCGATTCAGCCGCTCGGTATAGCTGCGTTGTTCGGCTAGGTCGATAGCTCCAGTGAGGCCGGCCATGTCTATAGCCATGATCAGTTCGCCACGGACCGCTTCGCTAAAATTCGCGCAGATCGCAACGAAGCGGGAGTCGATGATGTCGACAACCGCCTGACGAATACCCTTGTTCATGCTGTCCTCCGAGCGGCACGTGAGCCGCAAAGTGCTTCCATCTTTCCAAGCGCCGAGGCGATTGCTCGACGGCTGATGGCTTGCTGCTGTTCGTCGCGAGCCCGAAGGGTGTCCAGCCAGGCCCGGTTGTCTTCTGCTGCTTCTTCTGGAGTTACATGAGCAGCCCAGTGCACCTGCTCGTCAGCGGAGAGGCGACGATCCAAGGCGCGTGCCTGGGCGCTATCGGCGTACAGATCGGCGTGGTCGGCCATGGCCGCCTCCAGATGGTGGTTTACTTTGTGGGAGGAGAAGGGAGGTGTTGCCAGTGGGTGACACCGTTGCTCAGGTACATCTTCGTGTAGAGCTGGTTGCCGGCTTCATCCAGCCCTGCGGTGACATCGCCGAAGTAGTCTTCGATGTGCACCATGTCCATGCCGCCCTTTGGCCAGGCATGGCGCCCAGCGTGCAGTGAGGTGCCGTCGGCGTAAGCGAGAACAGAGTCATCCTGTAGCTCCGGCAGCCTGTCGCTGCACTTGATCCAGCCGCTCATGGCTTCACCCGTGCCTTGGCTATTGCGGCTTGCGCCGCTTCAACCTTGTCGGAGTGCGTGCTACCGGTGTTGCCGGGGTCGTTGTAGGCAAACAGAAGTCCCTCAAGAGCATCCAGCAGATCGGGCGCGGCGGAGATCAGTCGGGTATTGGCCTCAACCTCTTCCGCAATCTCAATGAAGGCCGGCCCACTTGTTGGCCCGCCCATCACGGCGCCGATCATGCATCCGGCCGCTTCTGTGAGGCCGATCGGTCGGTAGTCTTGCTTGATGGTCTTGCCGTCTGGCGAGAACCACGGACCAGGTGTGTGATTACTCATCGTTTGAACCTCGGTAGCCAACCGCATTGGCCAGGAGCCAGGCGCGGGTGACCAAACCCACCGTGAAAGGTGGCCTGGCGCCTGCCAATGCGGTCGAAGTGAAGGGAAGGGGATGCAGAGGCCGGGCGCTACCCCGGCAGCTGGCTTGGCGTGGACCCATCCAGCGGCGCAATTCGTTTACCCTCAGAGCGAGGGAAGGGACGTCCACAGGTGCTTCGGTAACCGCGCCCTGAGCTGGGCGCTTCTCTGCATCGGGGTGTGAACTGGCAGGAGCCAATCCCTGCATCGACCGGTGTTCGTTCCTCCCGATCTCGCTGGATAGAAGCTGTGCTGCTTGGCGGCAGGATTCAGTTCACACTCCGATGCAGCCTGCGATGGGGAGCAGGGCATCGGTCCGTCTTTCAGGCTGTCAGGGAATCAGTAGGGCTTTTCGACTTTGCCCTGGTCCTGCAGGCTTCGGACCTTGAAGAGATCGTTGAGCAGGGCGTCCATCTGGTTGGCCATCTGCTTGCGCAGGCCGTCTTTCAGACTGCCGACAACATTAGTCACGTGCTGCTGCATTTCCTTGCTGAAGTCTTCAGCGCAGATCTTTGTCATCAGCCACTGCGCCCGGGTAACCGAGTTGTAATCGCTGGTGGCCGGCTTCCCATCGCCAGGGTTCACCTTGCCGTTCCAGTAGGCGGTGACCGTCTTCTCCAGCTCCTTGCGCAGGGTGGTTGAAGGGCCTTCTTGGTCGCCCCACTGGTTAACGCGGCGGTATTCACGCTCAAACGAGCCATTGATGGTCTCGTCGATCGCCTTCTGGATCTGCGCAGTGACGCGCTCGTCAAAGATCTTGTCGATGCGCTTCTTGATCTCCTTGTCGACCAGATTCGACAGATCGGCGTCCTCGCTCAGCAGCTGGTCTGCAACCTGAGCGACGATCGCGGTCTTCAGAGATTCTTCGTTGATGTTCAGCATTCCCATGCCCTCCAGGGCGGTTGATTTCCCAGATGCCACTCATGGAATGGCACCTGGTGAAATCCCGGCCTCGCTACTGGCGACAGGCCGGGGTTTTGCGTCAGCGGTGATCCCTCTGCGCTAGGGTGGCGCCGCGTCTGCCGCTGCTGGTTGCAGCTCTGCGGTTCGTCGTGGTTGCGGGCTTCGAGCTTCCTCCTCATGGCGTCAAGCAGCATCTGTCCGCCATGGATCACGGGTCCTTACAACATGCACGCTACAGCTCTGAATGCCCTGAGTGAGTAGGGCAGGGTGCATGAGGTCCGGCGCCCCTCAATGCCGAAGCTCGGGGCGCTAATTCAAATCGATCTTGCTGGGCTCCGTTACTCGCCACGGTGGCCTGGGCGATTGCTTGATTGCTGCAGCCTCCACCGGTTATCCGGCGTGGCCCGCTGTACCAGTGCATCAGCCCGTTCTGAGGGCTACCTGGCAGGGAGCGTTTGCAGCTCAACCCTTGGCCCGCTTGACGCTTTCAGTGAGGGAGCGCGCCGCATGGCTTTGAGCTGGCCAGTTCCAGAGCTGGCATGGGGATCGAATTTATTGCTCGCGCTGTGCCGTTGCCGGGATCGATCCGCGAGGTTCCCATCAATGTGAAAGAGCGGTGAGGCTTGAGGGCCTCCCGAGGGGCTGTGTTGCTTGCCGTCTCGATGAATTAAATTTACCGCACGGTAATAATTCAAGTCAATACCGTTTGGTAATAAATTTCTCGCGCCCACAAAAAATCTGCACAAGCCCATGGCGAGATGTCGTGTGGGTGATGGCGTTTTGATAGAGTCACACAACCACACAAGGAGCTTTTGGCGATGAAGAGGGCGGTTGTTACATTGGCTGTTGGGTTGGCGCTTGCGGGATGCGGGAATGCCGACAGGGAGAAGGCTGAACAGCTTCAAGGAGAGGTGAGCAAGCTGCAGTCCGAGGTCGCCACGCTCAGGGCGGAGCTGGATGCTGAAAAACATGGGGCTCAAAGGCTGCTGGCGCGAGCGAATGACGCCAAGGGGGCAGGAAATAACGCTTCTGCAAAATCAGAACTGCAAGACCTGATCGCTCGTTATCCGGAGAAGCCAGAAGCGGCTTCGGCAAAAGCTCTGCTTGATGTCATTGATCGCGAAGAAAAGGCTGCGGAAGCTGAAAGGCTGGCAGCCGAAGCAAAGAAAGCGGAAGAGGCGAGGGCCGCCCTAGCTAAGCTAGATAAGAATCTGAAGAAAAATACCGATGAGATCAAAGGGATAACCTGGGTTTCCCACAAGTCCATCCCTATGCTCGACACCTATATGTCCCTGTATTTCGGATTGGAGGGCGAGAACTCTCGGGTTATGCCGCTGAGGCTGAAACTCCAATACCATTCTGATAGCTGGCTATTCGTCCAGAGCGTAACGATCAAAGCTGATGACCAGACATTCCAGCTTGGCAGCCTCGACTTCGAGCGGGATAACGGTTACGGCGGAATTTGGGAGTGGTCGGACACCGTTGCCGAGAACAAGGCCATGCTTAGAAAAATTGCAGATGCCAAAAAGGTGACCATCAGGTTCGACGGGAAGCAGTATTACAACGACTTTATTCTGCCGGACTCTCAAAAGCGCGCCATGAAAGATATGATCTTGGCTTGGGAGCGCTACGGCGGTAAGGCTTGATGCCCACAAAAAAGCCCGCGCTAGGCGGGCTTCATTGAAAGAGCCGGATCACTCGTCAGGGCTTGGCTTGGCGATGAAGTCCTTCGGGATGTACGGAACTTTGGTCACCTTGCCGTCCTTCGTCTCGAAGGATACGGTCTTGGCGCCACTGAAGGCGGTGGCATGGCTGTACACCCACATCTGGCCTTCCTCCCGGGAAGTGACCATGTAGGGGTTGCCCATGATCTCGTAGAGCTGGTCTTCGGTCATGCCGACCTTGACCTGGCTGGCCTGGCCAAATGTAAACGGTGTACCGGCGCACCCGGCCAGAGCGACGACTACGGCAGCGAGAAGAAAGCGGTGGATGTGGCGAAGCATGGCGACCTCCCTGTGAATTGAGCCGCCATCCTACCACTCTGGCTACCGGCCATCACGCAGGCGTGAAAAAGCCCGCCGAGGCGGGCTGGTCAAGAATCAGATTGAGGAGCCACGATCGTTATAGGTATCAGGCGATGGGAGACTGAATTTCGCTGTGGAAATTCAGCTGCTCGGGGTTGGCCTCAATGCTCGCAAGAGATCTGGCCAAAATGCCGACCGTGCCAGCCCTCTTGTAGATCTGCTTGTCGTGCGTCCATATTTCTTTGGCGCCGGCTGCCACTGAGATCGCGAGAATCTGTCGGTCGTACTTTAGCTTGGCCATCGTAGAGTCTGGATCGAGTTGCTTCATCTCCTGGTTGTTTACGAGCATGGCGCACTCAATAGCAGCCAGCTGATCAAATGGAGAGACTTCGATACATTTCACGCTGTTTATGATGTCGAGATGCTGCTGATAGCTGTCACGCCGAATGCCGATCAAGTACTCAGACAAAACCGGGGCGGGCAGCACAACGACGCCTTTTATCGCCTCGATTCGCTCAACCAGGGCTTGGGCCCGCATAAATGCATTGTCTACGACTCGCCCCGTCTCTGGATCATGAAGCTCCTTAGCTCCTTCGTTCTGCATGATCTGGACCAGGACGTTTGTATCAATGACGATCTTCAAGCCTAACCCCTTGTTTCCAAAATACCGGTATGGGCGTCAGACATGTCGTTCCAATCCACCCCTCCAACGGCCTTAAGCCGGGCTATAGCTTCCTTGAAGCCAATGTCTTCCAGCTTTTCGAAGGTGCTGACTTTCAGCTTCACGAGCTTCCATGCGCCGCCCTCGGAGCGAACCCATTCGCCCTTCCCGTGCAGACGCACGGGCTTGAAAAGCAGCTGCGCAAGTCGTTCTGCAACAGCCACATCAGCCTCGCAAAGAAGGCTCTCGTTGTCAGAGCCCTCGATCCTTACTGGCACTGTCTCATCCTTTCCGCCAACGCTATAAAGCCGACCCTGGATGCTGGAGGGCTTAACAAGCCTTAGTGGAGGTTCCTCCGGTTTGACGCGTGGGAACTGGAAGATCTGGGCGCCGCCGGATCGAATAGATGCACCGGTGCCGTCAGCTGCCATATAACCAGCAAGAGTTTTGTAGGCTGTTACTGCTGATTTTTTCCCAAGCCCGCCAGAGACCTCTCGCACCTGATTCATGATCAGTGGGAATGCCTTTTCCTCAACGAATGACTTGAGCTGGGCCGATCCGGTTTCTACGCGATCGAAATGAACGGAATCCTCACAACCATAGAGCGCAGCTAAGGCGCGCAAGTATTCCGCAAGCCGTTTCATTGACAGCTGGCCCGGGGTAAGGTCGTCGAGATAAAGCGTTAACTCTTTCATGCTCTGATTATAGTCACGCGTCCATTTCAATCACTATAGGCATTCGTCATCATCGGCGTGTCGCCTAGCCGGGTTTGGCGCGACGGATGCTGCCCGCCTTCACCTCATCTCCATACCCCACCAACCGATCCTCCCCAGCCTGCATCACCTGGCAGATCCTGATCACTGCCTGGGCGTCGTGCTCGTTTCCGGCCTCGCTCAGGCGTACCGCAATCCGCATCAGCTCGACAGCCGACCATTTCAGGTCAGAGGCCAGGCCCTGGAGGTCGCGGCGGAGTTCTTGGTTGGGCTTGGTTAGGGGCATGGCTAGAAGCTCCGGCCTGTCCACCAGTAGATGATTTGGGCAAGGATGTGGATATCGTCCTCGCGGTCCGCAGGCACAGTGATTTCCCGGTACTGGGTGTTGTCGGAGATGATCGTGAGGCCGTCCAAGTTGCGCTGGATGCGCTTGACGTGGAACCGGCCGCCCATCTCAAAGTAGTAGATGGCATCTGACTCGACACTGTTGACCCCAACGTCAACGAGCAGGGCATCGCCGTTGCGGATTGTCGGGGCCATGCTGTCGCCGCGGCCACTTATAAGCTTGAGATTCGCGGTTGCAGAGTAGTTCAGATTCTGCCGAACCCAGTTGGCATCCAGGCCCATATGCTCAACCACCATGTTTGATTCGGGGGCCTCCGTCCCTGGCCCCATCGATCCTGCAACGTCGAATCGTTCGACCTGCACAATTGGTCGATAGCTGGTGATCTTCTTTGCCAGCGGCTCGGGCAGACCCTCAACATCGATCACATCCCCAAGACCCATGCCTAGGGTATCCAGAGCATAGCGGCTCAGGCCGAATGCATCTTCGATCTCGCGGGCGAAGTCCTCCCCGATGGTCTTCGCCCCGGCGCGGCTTGGATCTGCCAGGCAGCGCGACACGAAGTTCTGCGGCTTGCCGAGCTTTTCTGCCAAGCGCGACTGAGCCCCGCGGACGCCAGCGCCGTATTCCCGATCCATTAATTTCTGCAGGTTGTGCCTGCGCACGTCACGTAATTCCATTGCGCGATTCTCTATGGCCATTACTTTTCGGTAAATGACCATCCGGTATTGATAAAGCGTTACCGAGCGGTAATAATCTGCGCATCACAGAGGAGATTCGTGATGCGAACCAAGCACACCAAGTTGTTGGAGTGGCTGAAAACCGCCTCGGATGCGGACGTTGAGAAAACCGGCACGACCCGTGGCTACCTGAAGCAAATTGCATATGGCAACAAGCAGGCGTCGGCGATGCTGGCCTCTTCCCTTGAGCGCGTGAGTCACGGGCTTTTGACCCGTAAGTCGCTGCGCCCAGAGGACTGGGACGTGATCTGGCCTGAGTTGCAGTGGGTAGCCTGATCATGTCTGAGAGCCAATTAAGCCTCAGCGAAGGCGATATCGCCCGAGAGATCGAGACCCTGATCTTGCAGCGGATTGCACAGGTCAGCCAAAAGCGCATTGCCCTGGAAACGGGTTGCAGTGAGTCGACGGTTTCCCGCTGGAATGACGGCGAGTACCAGCGCTGGGCGAAAGTCCTGGCGATGCTGGGGCTTCGTGTTGTTCCGCAGACTGCCGTAGTCGTAACGGCAGAGTACTTGTCCGCATTGGAAACCATGGCCAGGATCGGGCTGAAGGCTGAGAAGAAGCGGCCTGGCCCGCTGGGGTGGGACTGACATGCAATTCACCGTCACGATCAACCAGGCGAAGGCGCTCGACTGGGGTTTGAATGCCCAGCAGGCGCTGCTGTTCGCGTTCGTCTACGAGTGCCCAAGCTGGGCCAAGTTGGTCAGGACGGACAATGGCGATTTCTATGCCTTGAGCAAGGCGAAGATCGTCGAGGAGCTGCCGCTGCTCACCGACAAGCCGGACACCGCGTATCGCCTGCTGAAGGCGATTGCAGGCGCTGGCCTGATCAACCTTTCCAGCACCAACAACATAACGCTGGTGCAGCTCACTGCCAAAGGCAAGGAGTGGAACAAGAAGCTGGACGGGTCGGAAAAATATCCGACCAAGGCAAGCAAGGTCGGAAAAAAATCCGATCCGTCACCTCGGAAAAAAATCCGATCAGGGTCGGAAAAATCTCCGAGCAAGGTCGGAAAAAAATCCGAGCTTGGGTCGGAAAAATCTCCGACAAATCAGGATACCAGTAATCAGGATACCAATCAGGGTACCAGTCACAGTGTGCAGGGCGCCCCGGCTGCGCCGTCGCAACCTGCCGGCCAGGTCGTGGTTTCGTCCGGTGCGCCGCGCTGCGAAATCCCCGCTGACATGCCTGGCCCGAAAGACCCGTCCTGCAAAACCTTCAAGGCGTGGGCCAACTACGCCATGGCCTACCGCAGCCGCTACGGGGCATGGCCAGTCTGGAATGCCAAAGCTGGTGGACAGATCGGCCAACTGGTCGACCGACTGGGCATCGACGTTGCTCACCACGTTGCCGCGTATTTCGTTCGGATCAACGACAGCAAGCTGGTCAGCCGCATGCACAGCCTTGGCGACCTACTCCAGAACGCTGAGGCCTACCACACCCAGTGGGTCACCAATCGCCAGATGACCGGGACCACTGCCCGCCAGATCGAGCAAACCCAAGCCAACTACAGCGCCGCCGAGCAGGCGTTGGAAGCTCAACGAGCCAAGAGGGCTGCAACCCATGCTGAATGACGCCCAGCAAGACCAATTGCTGCTGTCACTGTTTGCCACCGCCGAGATCATGGGCCAGCAGCTTACGCAAGGCGCTGCACTCCTCATGGTCGAGGATCTGCGCGAGTACAGCGAGGCTGCGCTGAGCGGCGCGCTGCGCACCTGTCGCCGTGAAGGTGGCCGACTTACCGTGGCCGCGATCCTCAAGCACGCCCAGGCCGCTGACGGCCACCCAGGCAAGGACGAGGCCTGGGCCATTGCTCTTTCGGCCAGCGACGAAAGCGAAACCGTGGTGATGACAGCCGAGATACGCCAGGCGATGACCGCCTCAGGCCCAGTGCTTGAGGCTGGCGACAAGGTCGGCGCCCGTATGGCCTTCATGAGCGCCTACGAGCGCCTGGTCGTCGTCGCCAGGGCGGAAGCACTGCCTGCCAAGTGGGAGGTTTCCCTTGGCTACGATCCGGCTCGCCGCGTCACTGCCATCGAATCAGCCGTGCGCTCGAAGCTGATCAGTCAAGAGGCTGGCGCAAGGCATCTGGCGCATCTTCGGATCGCGCCGACCACCGATGACGGCCTGGCGATTGCCGGCCTGATCACCGGCGAAGTGCGGGCCAAGGTCAGCCCCAAGGTCCGCGAAAAGCTGGCCGAGGTTCGCCAGATCCTTGATGCCGCCAAGGAGCGCAAGGAGAAGGAGCGCCTCAAGGAATCCAAGGTGATCCGTGTTGATACCTACCTGCGCAAGCGTAAGGCCCGCGAGGCCATTGCCGAACTCATGAGGAAGAGCCAATGAGCCAGCTCGCCAAGTTGAACATCAAGCGCGCCGGGCAGCCGGCCAGGGAGGGGGTATGAACCTTGAGGATCGTGAATTGCTCGACCTAGCCGCCAAGGCTTCGGGTGTAGACCTCTGGTGGGATGGTGACTCGCCGAGGGAGGTCGTTCAGCACTGGAGTGGCAATCCCGAAGATGGCGGTGAGACCAGGGACTATCCCTGGAATCCACTTGCCGACCTGGACCAGGCAAAAAACCTTCGGCACAGGCTCTGCCTGAGCACCGGATACGACGATCGGTTCTTTGGCCCGTGCGCCTACGCCACTTACCCGACCGGCCCTGACTCATGCAACTCAATCATGCAGAGCGTGGCTGAGGCAGGTGGCAAGCGTGCAGCACTGCGCCGAGCCATCGTCCGCGCAGCCGCCGAGATCGGCAAAGCCATGCAGGAGAAGCACTGATGGACACCCACAAGATGCGCGCAGACCTGCCTTCGCTGGTCAAGCAGTCAATCGAAGCCCATCCAGGCTACGCAGAGTTCGCTGCGTGGTGCAAAAGAGAGCTGATCCATCCCCACTCAATCTATTTCCTGATCTGGCAGGCCTCCCGCGCCGCCGTGGTGGTGGAGCTGCCGCCCGCGCTTCGGGGATTGGTCGATGTGGATGATGTGGCTCAACTAATCGAGGCCCAAGGCCTGAAGGTGACCCCATGAAGCGCGTATGGACAGTAATCGTAGGCCCCAAGGCCTTCCAGATGGTGCTGATGGAGCAGAGCCTGGACCGTGCGGGTGCGCTGCGTGAGGCGCAGTTGATCTGGCCTGAGTGTGAGGTGGTGGGATGAACATCGACCTCTTCAGGAAAGACCTGATTGTTGAAGTGCTGCACATGGGTGAAGGCGATGAAACCTTCATCACGGCAGTCAGCGGTCGCATCACCGTGGAGCGACTGCAGGAGATCGAAAATCAAATGGCTGACGGCGATGCGTTCGATAAAGGCGCCGGATCGTATGTGTTCGACTGCGCTTACTTCCCTGGACAGTACGGTGAGTTCGGCTACTGCGAATTGCCGTCGTGCTGGGAACTGACTCCCGTCGGATTCGTATCCCTTGAACAACTGGTCCTTGAAACGGCTGAGGAAGGCGACGATGACTGACTTCGTGATGCACAGCATGGCCGACGTCAACCGACTGATGGGTGTTCTCCAGGCCCAGGACTTCACCAAGCCCAAGAAGATCGTGATCAAGGACCAGGATCCCAGCGGCGAGCAGAACAAGAAGCTCCACGCCTGCCTGAGCGATATCGCCAAGCAGGTCGAGCACGCCGGAAAAAAGTGGGACGTCCTGATCTGGAAGCGCCTCCTGACGGCAGCCTGGCTGCGTGAGAGCGGCGAACAGCCGCAACTGATACCAGCGGTAGACGGCAATGGCTTCGACGTCGTGTACGAGCGCACAAGCCAGCTCAGCGTGAAGCAGTGCGCGAGCCTGCTGGAGTGGATTCAGGCGTTTGGCGCTGAACACCAAGTGCGGTGGAGCCAGAAGGATTTGTGGGAGGGGCGGTACTGATGAGCAATCAATTCAAGCCGGGCGACCTGGCGCTAACCTTGGCTCCGCTGCCTTCCGTGCCTGTCGGAAGCTGTGTGGAGCTCGAGTTGCTAGTGAGTCCAGGCGATGTATTTCTGACGCCGGATGGGATGAGGACAACCATTCTTGAGTACCGGTGGGTAGTGCTTCGAGGCGCAAAGCGTTTCAGCTACCACGAGCGTGAGCTTATGCCATTGCGCGGAGACTTCGCCCCTGATCAGCAGAAAGACAAGGAGGCCCAGCCATGCGCGTAGCCGAGATCAAGCCGAAAAAGTGCAAGGCGCCAGGGTGCGGCCAGCGCTTCAAGCCCATGCTTTCGACGCAGAAGGTATGCAGCCCTGCCTGTGCCCTGGCCATGGCCAAAGACCCGAAGCTGCAGAAGGTCGCGGCCAAGGCCATCACCAAGCAGAAGCGGCAAGACCTGCAGGAGCGCCGTGAGAAGCTGAAAACGAAGGGGGAGCACCTACGGGAGGCCCAAGCCTCGTTCAATGCCTACATCCGCGAGCGGGACCGTTTGGCGGGGTATCCATGCATCTCTAGCGGCCGGCCTCTGGACTGGAACGGCAACGCGGTCGACGCCGGGCACTACCGCAGCACTGGCGCCGCTCCGCATCTGCGCTTCGAAGAGAACAACTGCCACGCCCAGTCCAAGCACGACAACCGATACCTGTCCGGCAACGTGACCGAGTACCGCCTGGGCCTGATCCAGCGCATTGGCCTGGCCGCAGTCGAAGCGCTTGAGGCCGACCAGACGCCGCGCCGTTACACCATCGAAGACCTGCAGGCTATCAAGGCGCTGTACCGCCAGAAACTCTGCGACCTCAAGAGGGCAGCAGCATGACCTGGACTATCAGCGACACGGCCTGGGCATTGCTGCTGGCCATTGCTGTCACCTCGACCTGGTGCGTGATCTACGGAAACACCATTGCAAACCGACTCAAGAAGGGAGAACGACCATGAAAGTAATCAGCGCCCGCCAGGTTTGGCATGACGCTCTGCATGAGAACCGTGCTTCCGCCTTGGCGGTTGCCGCCGAACAGGCAGCTTTGGGCAAGAAAGGGGGATCGGGTGACGTGAAGATCATGGTCATGCTCGAGAACCATGACGGGCAGGAAGTGTGCAAGGTCTACGAGGTCCGCAAGGAAGGGGTGCAGGAGACTCGCCCAGGTCGCCGACTTACCAACGACCGCTGTGCGCACATGCTGACCGCCGGCTTGGTGCTTCAGGCAATTGACTCACTGCCGAAGTCGCTTCGCCATCTGGGCAACTTCATGTACTCGCCCGTCGCCAGTGGCAACGACCTGAGCATCGCCCATGGGCTGGTGTGGCTTGGGAGCGGCCTGGAAGCGCTCACAGACCGCAAGAAGCAACGAGCCTACTGGATGGCCATGGCCGCGCTCCAATCGCACAAGATCCTCGTACACGGAGGTGAGGCGATGGGGCCCGGAGCAGTGTGCATGTTTGTCGAGGATCGAACCGGCGAGAAGATGAACCCTCAGAACTGGGCAAGGGACTGGCAAGACGTGTGGGACGCGCTCTGCGCCCAGGTAGACAAACTCGACAAGCAGGCCCTGAAGCCAGTCGCTAAGGTGGTGGAAAGGCTCCGCGAGCGCAGTGAAGAAGACCAAGAAATAGCCGCTTGACAGTTTGAGGAGTGTTTTGGCACTATTTCGCCATCGTGATAATTTCGCCTTTGGCGAACACAGACAAGACCCGGCCCTCGCGCCGGGTTTTTTATTGCCCCGAGAGGCCCTGAAGAGTCCCCGGAGGCTCAGTGACCCGATCAACCTGTTGGAGTCTGCTGGCCCTTGGGCTGGCGATGCTCAACTTCGTAATGTCCCGCGATATCAGCAGCAACATCTTCTTTGCTGCGTTCATCTTCATCCAGGCTCTTATCAGCCCTTCCGCAGAGGCGGCGGTCATTTCTCCGAAGCTGGTCAATTTCGTTTTCACCTTCGGCTCCGCGCTACTGACATTCGGCATCTTTGCCCGGCTGATGGGCTTCGAGTGGCAACACCCGGCCTCATGGTAGGCCGCACAACACCGAGATCGCTCGGTCTGGAGCGAGCATGAGCGCAGAAGGAACAGCAGGCGCCTTGGCGATCGGCATGGCCAATGGGGCCGGTGTCGCACTGGCTACACAGATCCCTTTGGACCTGGGTCTGCTAATCGGCGCCGCCACTGGCTGCTGCGGCTTTCTAGCTGCCTCGGTCAAGATTCCATGGGGGAGCAGAATCTTCTACGGCCTGTTCTCCTTCGGCGCCGGCTACATCGCTGGCTGGATTGCCCTGAACTTCCTTGAGTACAACGGACTAGCGGCCGGTGTGGCGCTGATCGTAGCGTCCCTGGCCTCTTTCATGCTCGGCTCGCTGAAAGACTGGAGCGAGGGCGGGCCCAAGCCCGAATGGCTCGACTGGGGCCGTGACCTCTTGAGTGGAATGGTTCCGTCCTTCCTCAAGAGAGGGAAACGCGAAGATGGATAGAATCTCCTACGCCCTGACGATGGCAGGGGTCTACTTTCACTCGTTCGCCATGTGGCTGGACGCAGTAATCCCGGACGCTCTGCTCACAACACGCGGTATCTGCCACTTCCTGGTTTTCCTCGCAGTGGCCGGCTACCGCAAGGCAACTGGCAAGCATCGCAAAGTGATTGGCCTCATTGCTGCCGCCTTCGCTGGCGCCAACCTTGCCGAGGCCCTACGCATCCTTGCCAAGTTCAACGATTTTTCGAGCGTGGTACAGCCACCGCTGACCATCATCATGATCTGCATCCTGTTCTTCGTACTGTACGCCAGGGGCAACATGGCCCGCATGCTGCCGCCTCGCTTGAGCGACATGCTGAGGTAGCGCGCCACAAAATCTACATGCGCCGTTTCGTGGCGCGGGAGTGAGCATGAGCAGACCGATGCCGCCGGCCGACCTGCTCGAATCCCTGTGGCTGACATTTCGCCCAGCGCCTGAGGTGTGGGAGTGGATACAGACCGAGATCCTATCCACCACGGGCAGCATCCACAACGAAGAGCACGCTCACCTCGTCGACGCCAATGTCGGCGTATTGTGGGCATCGTCTGCATTCGCCAAGAAGGGTCGTGCAGTGCTTGGCCAGGCCGAGCAACTGATGATCCGCGCGGGCGGGTGGCAGAAGGCGCGCCAGGAGCAACAGATGCGGGACTGGTTCGGTGAAGAGCCGGAGTTCCTTATCACGCTGGCGGGCGATTACTGCTTCCAGTGCAGCGAGGCCGAGTTCTGTGCCCTGGTAGAGCATGAGCTGTACCACATAGGGCACAAGCTCGATAAGTACGGCGCCCCAGCATTCACCCAGGATGGCATGCCTAAGCTGGAGATGCGTGGGCACGACGTCGAGGAGTTCGTTGGCGTGGTACGCCGGTATGGTCCGAGCCACGACGTACAGCAGCTGATCGACGCTGCAAGCCGGCCGCCTGAGGTGGCCAAGATCAACATTTCGAGGGCCTGCGGAACCTGCCTACTCAAGTCGGCCTGATTTTTGACAGGTTATGACGGATGACAACCCATGGCAGCACTACGAAGCGAGGTCAAAGCCTTCATTGTTCAGGCTCTGGCCTGCTTCGATACACCTTCCCAGGTGGTGGAGGCTGTCAAAAAAGAATTCAACGTCGATGTCAGTCGTCAGCAATGCGAATCGCACGATCCCACGAAGTTCGCCGGACGCGGCCTGGCTAAGCGCTGGGTGGATATGTTCCATGCTTGCCGGGAGCGCTTCACCACTGAGACTGCCGACATTCCGATTGCACACCGCGCCTATCGTCTCCGCGCGCTGGGTCGCATGGCCGAGAAGGCCGAGAGCATGAAGAACATGGCCCTGACTGCCCAGTTACTGGAGCAGGCGGCCAAGGAGGTTGGCGACGTCTACGTGAACCGCCAGACCAAGAACGAGAACCCCCACGACAACGTGCCGCCCACCCGGGTGCAGGTCGACGTGGTGGACGCGAGGAAGCCCGATGCCGACGCTTAACGTGCCGCAGTCGCGCTTCATCCAGATGCCGCACAAGTTCCGCGGCTTCGTGGCCGGGTTCGGCTCGGGCAAGACCTGGGTAGGCTGCGCGGCGCTGTGTAAGCACGTGTGGGAGTGGCCGCGCATCGACTCGGGCTACTTCGCCCCGACCTACCCGCAGATCCGCGACATCTTCTTCCCGACTATCGAGGAAGTGGCGTTCGACTGGGGCCTGAAGGTCAAGACCAAGGAGAGCGACAAGGAGGTCGAGTTCTACAGCGGTGGGCAATACCGCAGCACGACCATCTGCCGCTCGATGGAGAAGCCCCAGACCATCGTGGGGTTCAAGATCGGGCACGCCCTGGTCGATGAGCTGGACGTCCTGCCCAAGCTGAAGGCTGAGCACGCCTGGCGCAAGATCATCGCCCGTATGCGCTACAACGTGGACGGGCTCAAGAACGGTGTAGACGTCACCACGACCCCCGAAGGGTTCAAGTTCGTCTACCAGCAATTCGTGAAGCAGCTGCGCGACAAGCCGGCACTGAACGCCATGTACGGATTAGTTCAGGCCAGCACCTTCGATAATGAGTTGAACCTGCCGCCCGACTACATTCCGTCGCTGATGGATTCGTACCCCGAGCAGTTGATCATGGCCTACCTCAATGGCCAGTTCGTCAACCTGACCTCCGGGACCATCTACACCGCCTACGACCGCAAGCTCAATGGCAGCCAGGAGACGATCCAGCCTGGCGAGGTCCTGTACATCGGCATGGACTTCAACGTCGGCAAGATGTCGGCAGTTGTCCACGTCAAGCGCCTGGGCCTGCCGCACGCGGTCGACGAGATCATCAACGGCTACGACACGCCGGACATGATCAAGAAGATCAAAGAGCGCTACTGGCTCTACGACGGCACCGACTATCGAAGCACGCGGCAGATCCGGGTTTACCCCGACGCCTCTGGCGACTCGCGCAAGTCTGTGAAGGCCAGTGAGACCGATATATCCCTGCTCAAGCAGGCGGGCTTCATGGTCTCGGCGCCCGGTAGCAACCCCCCGGTGAAAGACCGCATTAACTCCATGAACGCCATGTTCTGCAACGCCATGGGCGAGCGCCGCTACCGCGTGAACGCTGAAAAGTGCCCGACCTACGCCGAAGACCTCGAGCAGCAGATCTGGGACACGAGCGGCGAGCCTGACAAGAAGCAGGGCAACGACCACCGGCCAGACGCCGGCGGCTACTTCATCCACAAAGAGTACCCGATCACCAAGTACTCCCTCGCAGGTGTCTCCTAATGGGCGTCGTCCGATACTTCAGCGACAAGCTGGTCAACCTGGTGGCGAACCTGGGTACCGAGCGCGACAAGGCGTCGAGTTCGATCTACGCGCCCACGCTGCTGAGCGAGCAGGAACTGAGCAACGCCTACCGAGGGGCCTGGTTGCCGCGCAAGATCGTCGACATCCCACCGCTCGACGCCACACGGCGCTGGCGGGGCTGGCAGGCCAGCAAGGAGCAGATCGAGAAGCTGGAGGCCGAGGAGAAGCGCCTGGATGTTCGCCGCAAGGTGAAGCAGGCCATGACCCGTGCGCGGCTGTTCGGCGGCGCTGCCATCTACATCGGCACCGGTGACCGCGACACATCGCTGCCGCTTGACCCGGAGAGGGTGAAGCAGGGGGGCATCAAGTACCTGACCGTGATGAGCAAGCGCAAGCTGGCGCCGGGCGATATCGAGCAAGACCCTCAATCGGACCTGTTCGACCGGCCAAAGTGGTACACGCTTACCGGTAGCCAGATCCAGGTTCATCCGTCGCGGCTGATCATCTTCATCGGTGCCGAGCTGCCAGACCCTGAGCTGGACGTCGGCGTCGAGTATGGCTGGGGCGACTCGGTCCTCCAGTCCATCCTGGACACGATCAAGCAGTCGGACAGCACCATGGCCAACGTGGCCAGCCTGGTGTTCGAGGCCAAGGTCGATGTCATCAAAATTCCGGACTTCATGCAAAAGCTCGAGCATGACCCAGGGTTCGCCAGCCTAATTTTGAAGCGCCTGGGGTTGGCAGCCACTGCTAAGGGGATCAATGGTCAGGTCGTGCTCGACAAGGATGAGGAGTATGAGAGCAAGTCGGCCAGCTTCGGCAGCCTGCCGGACATCATCGACCGCTTCCTACAGGCTGTTGCCGGTGCTGCTGACATACCGCTGACGCGCCTGGCGGGCCAGTCCCCGGCCGGCATGAGCAGCACTGGCGAGTCGGACCTGCGCAACTACTACGACCGCATCCAGGCCATGCAGGAGCTGGATATGCGGCCTGCGCTGGGCACGCTCGACGAGTGTCTGATCCGTTCTGCCCTTGGCGCGCGCGACCCGAAGATCCACTACACCTGGCTCCCACTGTGGCAGCCAACCGCCGCCGAGAAGTCAGAAAACGGCAAACGCACCGCCGAAACGATCAAGACGCTGAAGGAATCTGGTCTGTTCCCAGAGGAAGCGCTGAGCAAGGCCGCCACCAACGTGCTGGTCGAGGAAAGCGTACTGCCTGGCCTGGAGGCTGCGATTGCCGAGTACGGATCGCAGCTGCCTGACGAGGAAGACGAGACCGACCCAAGCGAAGAGGGCGCCCAGCAGGCCCAACCACCGCAGCAGCAATGACACGGAGTTGATATGCCAGACATCCTGCCAACAGTGATCGGAGACGGCGGACCGCGAGAGGTTGTGCCGGTGATGCTCATCGGCCCAAGCGGCACCTATGCAGGAACCCGCCAACTGTATGCCCTGGGCTACCAGCAGATGGCTGTGCCGGCCGATAGCGTGTCAGCAGCTCCCGTACCACCTGCCGGGACCATCGTTGCCTTGATGAAGATCGAGGGTGCTCCCGTTCGATACCGCGATGACGGTGCCGACCCAACCCAGTCGATTGGCATGCCCTTGAGCATCGGAGAATCGATGGTCTATGACGCGGTCATGCTGGATATGCGGCTGATCGGCCAGCAGGCCGGCGCCATCGTCAACATCGCCTACTACGGAGCGTCCCCAAGTGCCTGAGATCAAAGCAGGCCCAGGCCAGGTGCTGACCCGGCTGCCCGTGCTGCGCTCCGTGCATCAGGGCGGCAAGGTCATGCTCCAGGTGCTGGGATCGATGACAGTGCCGATCGCTGACACTCAGGGAATGTACGTCGGGCCAGATGGCTACACGTCAGACCCTGACAAGGCCCAGGACTTCTCCCCGACCATCAGCGAAGAGCAAGTGGTGATGGAATCGCCTGGTGCACCGGGGAAGTCGGCCTACCAGCTGTGGCTAGAAAACGGCCACGAAGGCACGTATGCCGACTACCAGGCATTCAACCGTGGCACCCCTGGCACCAGTGCAACGCCCGAGCAAATCGCTGCAGCGGTGGCCATGTACCTCTCGGACAACCCGCCAGCGCCAGGCCAGAACGCAACACCTGAGCAGATCAGCCAGGCAGTGACCGCTTACCTGAGTAAGAACCCGCCCAAGGACGGCCAGAACGCCAGCCAGGCGCAGATCAGTGACGCTGTGTCGGCCTACCTGGCTGCACACCCAGTGCGGGACGGCGCCAACGCTACCGACGCCCAAGTGCAGCAGGCCGCAGCGCAGTACCTGGCCGCCCATCCACCCGCCGACGGCAAGTCTGTCGAGGTGCAGGTCGCCGGTGGCTACATCCAGGCGCGACAGACCGGAAGCGACTGGGTCAACCTGATCGCCGTGTCGTCGCTGGCCGGCACCAATGGCAAGTCGGTCGAGCTGCAGAAGACCAGCACAGCCATCCAGTGGCGGCAAACGGGCGGCACCTGGGCAGATCTGGTCCTGCTGTCAGCCATCACCGGCCCGTCGGCCAAGGTGGCGCTTGGCACGGTGAACGTGACCCAGACCGCAACCGTGGCACTGTCCGCCGGCGTGCGCAGCGTCACACTGACAGTGCAGGGCGTGCTGGTTGGCGACGAAATTCTGCTGTTCCCGACCGCTGCGCTGCCTGCGGGCTACGCCATCCATAACGTGGTGGCCACCGCTGCCAACATCATCGTCGTGACCTTCTCGGCGCCCCTGCTGGCCTTGGGCGCGAGCTTCACCATCGCCTGCCGGGTTGTTGCCCTGAGGTAAACCATGCACATCACCGACAAAGTCAGCCTGGGTGACACCAAGCTGAGCGATTCCGGCTACCTGGAAGCTTTTGCCCTCACTGCACGCACTGGTGTGCAGCAGTACCTGGGGCGAGAGGTTGGCAGGCCTGACCTGCCCGTGGTGAACGTCTACCGCGACGAGGCCGAGGTCTTCGCAAAGGCCTCGCTCAGCACGTTCTCCAAGATTCCGATCACCAACGATCACCCATCGCAGCCCGTGACCGCCGCCAACTGGAAGCAAGTGGCAGTCGGCACTACTGGTGATGACGTTCTGCGTGACGGCGAGTACCTGAAGATCGGCCTGAAAATCACCGACGGCGCTGCCGTATCGGCGGTGCAGGCCGGCAAGCGCGAGCTGAGCGTCGGCTACAGCTGCGAACTGGTCTGGGAGGACGGCATTGCTGGTGACGGCACGCCCTACCAGGCCAAGCAGACCAACATCATCGCCGACCACATCGCCATCGTTCAGCGAGGGCGCGCCGGCAGCCGGGCAAGCATTGGCGATTCCTGGCCACAACACACCCCAACCCCCGAGGAAAAACCCATGACCCTGAAGACGGTTACCGTCGACGGCATCCCGGTTGAAGTAACCGACCAGGGCGCTGTCGTCATCGCCACCCTGCAAGGCCGCCTGGCTGACGCAGCCTCCAAGCTGACCACGGCCGAGGCGGAACATGCGGCTGCCATCTCTACCAAGGATGCCGAACTGGCCCGCAAGGATGCCGAGATCGACGACCTGAAGGCCAAGCAGATCACCGATGCCCAGATCGATGAGCGCGTGAAGGCCCGTGGCGACCTGATCGCCAAGGCTCGCTCCATCGCCGATGGCGACTACACCGGCAAGAGCGACGCCGAGATCCGCAAGGCGGTGGTCGTCGCCAAGCTGGGCGATGCCGCAGTCGCAGGCAAGGCCGAGGCCTATGTCGATGCCCGCTTCGACATCCTGGCCGAAGAAGCCGCCAAAGACCCGGTTCGCCAGCACCTGAGCAATCAGGACAGCAAGCCGCAGAGCATCCACGACAACGGCCAGTCTGCCTACGAGCAGCGCACCGCCAATGCCTGGAAAACTCCAGTTCAACAGGGGGCCTGATCCATGCCAGCCATCCAGACCAACTACACCACCAACATCCCGAGCAAGAAGGCCGGCCACGTTCCTGAAATGGAGCAGGCCGATCTGATCTCGCGCACCGTCGAGAACACCGATGGCATCGCCTTCGGTACCGCCGTTGCTCAGGGCTCCAATGACAAAGGCTGCATCCCGTTCGCCGGCACCGGCTTCCTGGGGGTGGCCACTCGCGACCGCTCCGTGCTGGTAGGCGAGAAGTTCAGCCGCTACGAGTCGGCCCGCATCCTGCGCAAGGGTCCAATCACCGTGGTTGCCTCAGTAGCAGTCGCGGCCGGTGACCCTGTAGCGGTGACCGCCGCTGGCGCCTTCACCAACGTGGCGACCGGCAACACCGTCATCCCCAATTCCCGCTGGGAAACGTCCGCTGGTGTGGGCGCCCTGGCAGATATCTTCATCAAGTAAGGAGCGTCTAGCATGTCGCAAATCAAACTGCTCGATGCCCAGGCTGCGCTTGGCTTCGTGCTCAGCCAGACCACGCACATCGAGCGCGAGGTCAACCAGATCGTGTACGGCGACATCCAGTACGCCGAACTGATCCCGGTCGACAACAGCGCGCCCGAGTGGGTGAAGACCGTCACCTACTACTCCAGCGACAAGTTCGGCAAAGCCGACTGGATCAATGGCAATGCCGATGACATCCCACGCGCTGGCTCCGAGCGGAGCAAGTTCGAGACTGGCGTGTACACCGCAGGTATCGGCTACGGCTTCGGTCTGGAAGAAATCAGCCAGGCGCAGATGCTGGGCCTGCCGCTTCAAGCCGAAGACGCCGCCGCTGCTCGCCGCGCCTACGAGGAGATGGTCGACAACGTCGCGCTTCGTGGCGATACGCGCAAGGGCTTCCAAGGCCTCATCGCCAACAGCAACGTGGCTGCCATTGTCGTGCCCAACGGCAACTGGGCCTCGGCCACCCCGCAGCAGATGATCGCCGACATCAACGCCGTGCTGATGCCGACCTACTCGAGCACTCAGTACACGTCGATCGCCGACACCCTGCTGCTGCCATTCGAGAAGCTGCAACAACTGGCCCAGACCGTCATGCTGAACACCACCATGACGGTGCTGCAGTTCATCATGCAGGCGAACATCTACACCCAGACCACCGGGCGTCCACTGATGATTCGCGGCATCAACGGTCTGCTGACGGCAGGTGCTGGGGGTACCGCCCGCATGGTTGCGTACCGTCGCGATCCCAAGGTGCTCAAGATGCACATCCCGATGCCTCACCGCTTCCTGCCTGCATTCCAGGCCGGCCCCCTGCGCTGGGAAATCCCGGGCATCTTCCGCCTGGGTGGCCTGGACATTCGCCAACCGAACCTCGTCAAGTACGGGGATGGGATCTGATCATGGCCAAAGTGACCAACAACACCGTCAACGCGCTGCACCTGCCCGATGGGTCGGTGCTGCCCACCGGCCAAGAAGTCGAGGTCGCAGGGTGGGGCAAGATCAAAGCCCACCATGTGCTGTCTGGCCTGGTAGAGCAGGGCCTGCTGGCGGTCAGCGAAGATGCTGACGATGGCCAGGACGACAAGGAAGTGCTGCTGGCCAAGCTGAAGAAGCTGGGGATCGAAATCGGCCCAAATGCCAAGGTCGAAACCCTGCAGAAGCGCTTGGCAGAAGCCGAGGGCAAGGCCAAGGCTGACGCCATCGCCAAGCTCAAGGAAAAGGGCATCCAGGTCGGCGACGACGTCACCCTGGAAGAGCTGCAGGCTGAGCTGGCCAAGCACCAGTAAAAACCCCGGGCGGTTCGCCGCCCACTTATTCGAGAACGATGATGGCTGACTACTACGGTACCGTGGCGGGCGCTGACGCCTACCACCAGGCCCGTGGCAATGCCGCCTGGGCGGTTGCTACTGAGGCCGACAAGGAATCTGCACTGGCGCGAGCTTCAGCCTTCATCGACGGCCTGGGCACACAACTGCCCACCACCGGCTGCGTCCTGTCTTTCCCGGGGCGCAAGGTTGGCGGACGTGCACAGGCGCTGCAATGGCCGCGCGACGGAGCCACGGACCGCAACGGCGACCCAATCGACTCCGGTTTGGTGCCTCGCGAGGTTGAGCAGGCAGTCTATGAAGGCGCACTGCGTGAGCTGGTAAAGCCAGGTAGCCTGAACCCTGACTACGTGGCATCCAAAGCCGTGAAGCGTGCCAAGGTCGGACCTCTGGAAACAGAGTTTTTCGGACCTGAGGATATTGAAGGGCAGCCCAACAAGCCCGTCGTCGGCATCATCAACGACATCCTTGCGCCGATCATGGTGCTGCGGTGCCCGCTGCCGGCAGTGGTGGTCGTGTGAATCAGGCAGAGCTCATCCGGCAGATTGAGGGCATGGAGCCGGCCATGGCCAAGGCCTACCTTGACCAGATCCGAACAACGCTAGACGCGGCCACCATCACCGAGATTGAGAGCCTGATCGAAGCCCGCGACGACTCTGCCCTGGGGGACATCCTGGCGGTTGGCGTGTTCGCCGCGCTGATGGAGTTGATCAGGTCCGGCTACATGGCCGGCGCAAAGGCAGAGGCTCGCAGCGTACCGCGCAGCCTGGGCAAGCAAGAGCTTGATGTGAATGCTGAGGGCGCCCAGTCATGGCTCTCACAGCACATCGCAACCCTGAAAACGCAGATGGCCATGGACCAGCTCGACGGCATAAGCGTTACGGTTTCCTCAGGCCTTCGGGCCGGCAGAAGCCCGCGACAGATCGCCCTAGACCTGGCCGGCCGCCTGAGCAAGCAAACAGGCCGGCGCACAGGCGGCACGGTCGGCCTGCCAGGGAACTTCTCCCAGTATGTGGCAGACGCCCGCACCCAGCTGCGAAGTGGTGATCCTGAGCAACTGCGCAAGTACCTGACCCGAACCCGCCGGGATAGGCGCTTCGACGCCAGTGTCATGCGCGCGCTGAAGGCCGGCACGCCAGTCAACAGCGCTGATGCTGACCGAATCGCAGGGCGCTACGCCGACCGCCTGCTGCAGACCCACGCACAGATGATTGCTCGCACCGAGGCGCTGGAATCATTCAGCGCTGGCCGTGACCGGGTGTACGAACAGCTGGTAGAGCGCGGATTGCCGCGCGAAGCCATCGTCAAGGACTGGGAGACCAGGCGAGACGAGAAGGTGCGCAATAGTCACGCCGGCATGCAGGGCCAAACCCGGGCGCTGGGTGAGCCGTTCAGCACCAACTCAGGCGCGCTACTGCGGTACCCGGGCGACCGCGCCTTGGGCGCAGGATGGGACGAAACAGCTAACTGCCGGTGCCAGGCCCGGTACACCATAAGGGCGAACTATGCGCGACGAGATGCAGGAAATCTTCGGGGAGTTGTTCGATGACGTCTTCGCGGAGTCGGTGACCGCTTTCACGGGCGAGTACATGGGACCAGGCGTATTCGATCCGGTGACCGAGGAAACCACGGCTCAGCCGGTTATCTACGCAGGGCGCGGCGTGTTCCATGAGTACGATGAAAAGCGCGTGGACGGGTTGAACATCAAGTTTGGCGACATCCAGCTGATCGCGCTGACCAACGAGATTGCCGGCCGGCCCGACATCGGACACCTTGTGGAGACAACAGACCCCGTCGGAATTCTCGGCATACCCGCCAAGGGCTATCGCATCGTGCGCGTGGGCGGCGATCCTGCCGGCGTGCACCATGATCTGCAGCTGAGGAAGGCGTAATGGCTCGCCAGAAAGGAGGGCGCGCATGGAGCGTGCCGCCTTCGGCGTTTGTTGGTCTGGTCGAGGATGCTCTGGCCGAGCGTCACCGCTCGATTACCCTGGCCATGCTGGGCGAGATCGTGCTGCGCGCGCCCGTGGATACTGGCCGCTTCCTGGCCAACAACATCGTCAGCATCGGCTCGCCGGTCTACTACTCGCTCGACGCTTACGACAAGAGCGGGCGGGATACGGTAGCAAAAGGCGAAAGCGCGCTGTCTGGTCTTGAGCCCTACACGGTCACCTTCATCCAGAACAACCTGGCTTACGCCGGCGCGCTTGAGGACGGTCACTCGAGGCAGGCGCCCGCTGGCATCTACGGCATCGCCTTCTATGGCGCGACACAGGCCTTCGACAAATGACCTTCGAACAGATCCGCGCCATTGTCACTGGTCGCATGACCCAGTGGGCGGGCATTCCCGCTGACGCAGTCGATTACCCCAATAATCCAAGGGGGGCGTTTGACCCATCCGGCCGAGCCATCTGGGCCAGGCTGGCCGATGTGCCTGGCCTGTCCAGCGCGCCAGAGACCGGCATCGGCCCCTGCGTGCGCCGTACCGGCATCATCGTGATTCAGCTGTTCGTACCCAGCTACAAGGGCAACCTGGCCATCGCCAAGGCCGCTGACACCCTGGTGCAGCACTTCGAGTTCTACAGCGACCCGGGCGGGCCATTCGACTGCTACGCAGCCTCAGCCAATACAGTCGGCGACGACGGACACGGCTGGTACCAGGTCAACGTGTCGATCCCATACCGGGCCTACTGAGCCCACTGGTTTCAGCCGCAAGGCAACCAAACACGCAGCCTAGGCCCGTACAGCCGAACGGTGGATGTTCGTTCATCCGTCCGCCCTGGCTGCGTTTCTATTCGCCTGATGAACGAGGTGTCACAGATGATCGAGAGCAACGTCATTCCGTTTCACTACCAAGGTCAGGCCGTTCGCTTCAATAGCGAGGGCTGGATCAATGCAACTGATGTGGCAAAGCGCTTCCGTAAACGCCCGGTCGATTGGCTGAAGCAGGACGAAACCAAGCAATACATGGGCGTTTTAGCCGAAGCGCTTAATTGTGATCCTGAGTCACTTTTAGAAACGCGCAGAGGTCGGTACCAGAGCGGCACCTGGCTGCATCCGAAACTGGGCGTGGCATTTGCACGATGGCTGGACCTGAAGTTCGCTGTATGGGCCGACCTGCACATTGATGCTCTGCTGCGCGGCGAACTGAACGAGAAACAGCAATTTGATCGCGCTTGTCGTGCTCTTGATGACGCGAAGGCCGTTGCAAGCTTGAGCGGTCGTGAGCTGGCTCGCTGGCGCAACAAGAAGCCAGGCCTGGAGCACCAGGTTGAATACTGGCGCGACCAGTTGCAAATGACACTTGGGCTCGACGCGGCCTGATCAGAACCAGACCAATCCACCGCCGCATGGCGGTTTTTTTACGCCTATTGATAGGAGAAACCGCATGTCGAGCGGAGCCAAGGTCCAGCTGGCCTGGATCAAAGAAGCAACACCCGGCGTAACGCCGGCAGGCAACTGGAACGTGCTGACCCGCATCAGTAACGGCCTGATGCCGACCTTCAACTCGGAAGAGAACAACGAAATCGGCTTCACCCGCATGTCGCAGGGCACCGCCCAGACGACTGTGGACGTGGGCGGCGATATCGAAACCAAGTGGCGCTACGGCGCTTTGGACGAGTTCATGGCGTCCTGCTTCGGCAGCAACTGGGCGGCCAACGTGCTGACCATGGGTGATGAGCGCATTACCTTCTCGATCGCCTCATACGCGACCGACATCGGGGTCTCGGCCATCGCACGCGGCGTGCAAGTCGCGACCATGAACTTCGATTTCCCGGGCGACAACGAGGTCACGGTCACTACGACCATGGCCGCCCGCGCCTGGGACGACAAGGGCGATGACACCTCGTTCATCGTCGGCGCCCAGCCTGAGGCTAGCCAGCGCCGCTACAGCTTCAAGGACATCAGCGGCCTGCGGATCAATGGCGTTCAGGTAGGTGAAGACAACGCCTGCGTGGATAGCTTCAACCTGCAGTTCGACAACGCCGTCCAAACCCAGCGATGCATCGGCAATGGCAACCCGTACCCGGGCAACATCATCGCCACCACCTTCACGCCGTCCGGCTCGATCACCATCAGTTGGTCGAAGATGGCCTACGAACTCTGGAAGGCGCAGAAGACCAACGACGCGATCAGCCTGGAATTCACCGTTGCCAACGCTGACGGTGGGTACAAGTTCCTGATCCCTGAAATGGAAGTCACTGCCGATTGGCCCGATGGCAGCTCGACCGACATCATCCAGGTCGAACTGAACTACACCGCCCGCCGCGTGGCTCCGACCATCACCCGCCTGCCTGCGCCCGTTGTGGTGACCGCTGTAGATGTCACCCCTGGCGCCCTGAGCCTGGAAGTGGGCGATACCGCAGACCTCGAGGTGGTGGTTACGCCAGCCGGCGCAAGCCAGCAAGTCGCATGGACCAGTTCCGCGCCGGCCGTGGCCAGCGTCAGCGAAACGGGTCTTGTCACTGCCCTGACCGCAGGCACCACCACCATCACCGCGACCAGCGCCGCAGACGGCACCAAGACCGACACCTGCGCAGTCACTGTGACCGCTTAAACCTTTGCCCGGCGCGCCCTGCGGTGTGCGTCGGGCCTTTTACCGCAGAGGAACACCATGGGCATTACCATTGCAAAGAAGCCAGAGCTGGACATCAACGGAGAGCGCTGGGTGCACTTTAAGGTCGGCCCCGGTGGCTTGGCCGAGAAATGCGAGAAGGGACCGGACACGGCTTCGATTCTCGTCGCGTCCATTGCCAACCCAATCTACAAGTCGCACCAGGCCGTGATTCGCCGTCACCTCGCCGCGCTGAACCATCAGGCCGGGGTGGGCACCGCTGGATTCACCATTGACTCCATCCCTGATGTCGAACTCGAAACCGACGACGACCTGTTCATCGACCTGGCCACCAAGCACCTGATCAAGGACTGGCAGGGCATCGATGTCGAAGAACGCCCAGGCGAACCCGCCAAGTACACGCCGCAGCTGTGCAAAGCTCTGATCGAGCAGCTGCCAAGCGTCTACTTCCTGGCCCTGCGCACCGCCCTGGACATCGCCAAGCGCATCGAGGAGCAGGCCCAAGCCACCGCGGAAAAGCAGTAGCGGCATATCGCTGGGGTAGGGACTGGGCCGGGCCGGAGAACGAGAAAAAGCGCTGGAAGCATGAGCGCCTAGGGCTGACGGCCCAGGAGCCACCTGATATCGACGACGTCGTCGCCGAAATCCTTGAGGCCTACGGCCACATCGGCCGGTCCCGGCAATACGTCGGCATGATGGGCACACCGGCACCTATTGCGCCGGCCGCCATCGCCGAATACCTCGACCGCTATCCCTCGGTGATATGCCGCGAAGAGTTCGACGCCGCCATCTTCGCCCTGGATGACGAGTTCCGCAGACGGTGGGATGAGCAGCAAGAAAAGTCCGCAGAGAAGAAAAATCCAAAAAAATGATACATTCCTTTTTTTCCAGTGGAGGGATCGGAATGTTCAAAAAGACAGCGTTGGCTGGGGTTTTTGTTCTGCTAATTGGGTGCGCTGGAAACCAAGAATCACATGAAGCCGCATACACTCCATTCACTGGTTACCAAGTTGGCCAGGCCAAGAAACTGACCGCTTCCGAGCTTTCTGGGCTAGTTCAGAGTCTTGGTGGTAGGCAGGGGAAATACGAGACGGACAGCGACTATCAAGCACGGATGAGCAAGCTCCCTCCGTTCGAGATGTGCAAACAGGTCTCGGAAAACTACCTTAGGCTTGACCAGATTACTGGCAATATCATTTATAAGGAGTTTCTTTCCGAAGCGCAGGTGGCTGGATATCGAGAAGTCAACGGCGAGACGTTCAGCGATGGACGAGTGAACTTCCCAAGCTTGGAATTTCAGTTCACCAGTGAAAAGGTGGGCGAGTTCGTGGGGCAGAACGCCTTCGGCGCAACCTCAGTAGTTGATATGCGCTTTGCACAGAGCGTGCATCTTGTCCTTGATCCAATACGCACAGGCGGTCTGGTTTTCCCTCATCCGTTCTTTGCGGCAAGCGCGCCGACAGTAGGCGCAGCTGGTACTCAGTTATGCGTTACGGTCGCGCCAGTAGGGCCTTTCTATCGGGAAAGCGTGCGACATGCTTCTCCGACAGTAAAGAATCCAAACGCGGGAGAAGTGAAGCACATGTTCTTCAGGGTCAAGATCGGAAGCGCAAAGCTTGTTGATCAGAAGGGCGCCCTGCTCACTGACAAAATAAGCTTCGACCCAGGGATTTACTGAAAAATCAATTGAGACCCGCTTCGGCGGGTTTTTTTACGCCCGGAGAATGGTATGACGCAGGAATCCCGCCTGGCGGTAACAATCGACTCGCGGGGCGCGAAGCGCAATGCGGATGACCTCACAGGGTCTCTTGAGCGGATGGAGCGCGCCGGTGACGGTGCAGCGTCGAGCGCTGACGGTCTGTCTTCCAGCCTAGACGATCAGCGCAAAGAGCTTTCCCAGCTGCTGGGGCAGATTAACCCAACTGTTGCAGCGCTTGGCCGCCTCGACGACATGCAGGAGAAGCTGGCCAAGTTCAAGAAGGCCGGCATCGTCGAGAGTGAAACCTTTGTCGAGTACACGCAGCGTATCAACACGATGCGCGATGCCTTGGGTAACACCGCCGAAGGAATGAACAAGGCGGGAATGTCAGCCCGGGCATACCAGGCCGCCCTGAGGGGTTTGCCAGCTCAGTTTACTGACATCGCAGTCAGTCTCCAGGGTGGACAGGCGCCGCTGACTGTATTTCTGCAGCAGGGCGGACAACTCAAGGACATGTTCGGCGGTGTCGGCCCGGCTGCCAGGGCAATGGGGGGCTACATTCTAGGGCTGGTCAATCCATTTACGCTGGCAGCATCAGCTGCCGGCGTATTCGCTATCGCAGCCTACAAGGGATATGAGCAGTCGGAGGCTTATCGCAAGGCCCTGATCTCGACCGGCGAAGCGGCGGGGAAAACCTCCGATCAACTGAGCTCGCTTTCCCTGTCATTGGCAGGCGGGCGAAATTTCACGCAGGCAAACCAGGCTGTAATGGCTCTTGCGGGAAATGGCAGGCTGGTTGGGTCTGTGTTCGATGAAGTTGCCAGGGCTGCGACTGAGCTATCAGCAGCCACTGGGAAGAGCTCAGCAGATATCGCCGATCAGCTTTCCAGCACTAAAGGCAGTGTTTCCGAACTAGCGGCGGAGTACAGCGGAAAGTACGGAGTCATAACCCAGGCAGTTTATAACCAGGTTCGTTCACTTGAGCGTCAAGGTCAGCGAATGGAGGCTATTCGCGTGCTGTCAGGCGCGGTTGCTGACGAAATGACCGCTCGCAACAAGGAAATGATCGATTCAACTCGCGGGTTAGCGAAGGCGTGGGATGGAGTTAAAACGAGCATCGTAGGTGCCTGGAATGAGCTAAAGACAGGGCTATCAGCCAGTCCTGAACTGTTCAAATTGCAGCATCTACAAAGTCAGCTACAAACCGCCAGAGAGATCGGTGATAAGGCGCTCATCAAAGGTCTTGAACAGCAAGTGGAGCTGGCGCAGAAAGCAGTTGATGCTCAGCAAGAACGGGCAAAGGTGTCGTCAGCTCAGGTCCAGAGCAACAAGGTCGCAATTGCAAGCTCGGTAGAGCTAGCTGCATTTGCCAAGGATTCACGCACCCAAACCCAGCGACTGAATGACGAGCTTGAACAGCTCAACAGGATAAGAGACAAGGCAAAGGAGAATGGCGGTTTCGGCGCGAAGGAAGAGGCCGACTACGCCAAGGCCCGCAAGAACATTGAGCAAGAAATCGCGGACATCAAAACCCGCGAGGCGAAGAAGAACGCTCCGAAGAACGTCAATCGCGGCGTGGCCGAGGCGGAAAATACGTTTGCACGCCTGTATGGCCAGTACGACCCAGCAGCCCAGGCAGCCAGGGCGTTGACGAAGGAGCAAGGCCAGCTCGACTTGGCGTTGAGCAAGGGCAAAATCACCCAGGAGGAATACAGCAAGGCACTGGCGCAGGCTTCGATCAACTATGCAGCAGCGCTCAAGGGCGCCCAAGGCCTAACGGCTGCCGAGCAATATCGGGCGCAACTGGAGCGGCAGCTGCAAACTGATCGTGAAGAAAATAGGGTCAATGCCGCAGCTGTCGGAACGGGCGACCTGCAAGCGGAGCGAGCAAGAAGTCAGATTCAGCTGGTCCGCGACACTAACACCACGATTCAGAATCTGATGACCGAGAGGGATAGGACTGAATCAGAAAGAGAAAAACAGGCTCTCCAAAGGCAGATCGACCTACAGCGTGAGTACCTACCTCAGCGCATAGCTGAGATGCAAAACGGCTGGGCTATGATGGATCAGGCCATGCTCAACCCTATCAACGGGTGGACGGCGGCGGTGCAAAACTTCGGCAACCAGGCGCGGGATATTGCCGGGCAAACGGAGTCGATCTTCTCTAGCGCATTCAACAACATCTCCACCGACATAACCAACGCCATCATGAACGGCCAGCTGTCATTCAGCAGCCTGGGCGACATTGCGCGCAACGTCCTGCGGGACATTCTGGCGGGCTTCATCCGGATGGGCGTTCAGATGGCATTGAATGCCGCTCTAAACGCTACTTTGGGTACCGCTGCAGCTGGGCAGAGCATGATTCTGGCGGGCACTACAGCGACCGCGTGGGCGCCAGCTGCTGCTTTGGCTTCCCTTGCTACGCTGGGCGCCAACTCCGTGCCGGCTGCAGCAGCGTTGACCGCTACGACTGCGCTTGCATCCACCCTTGCGGTGGTGCCTGGTTTTGCAACTGGTGGCTACGTTTCCGGCGCTGGTACAGGAACCTCTGACAGCATCATGGCCCGCCTGAGCGATGGTGAATTCGTGGTAAATGCCCAGGCAACTAAGCGCAACAGGGCGCTGTTGGAAGCTATCAACTCAAATGAAAGGGTATCGGTAGCATCAGGCGGCGCGGCTTCACCCGCAATAAAGCCGGTCGGGCAGAGACAGCCTGAAGGTGTGCAGCAAAACGTAATAATCCATAACTACAGCGCCAGTAAGGTTGAAGCAAAGCAGAACCCTAATGGCGACCTGGAGGTGATTATCAAGGCTGTCGAGGAGCATCTATCAAATCAGCTTGCCACAGGATATGGTCCGTTTGTTGATGCTGGCGAAGGCGCCTATGCGTGGAAGAGGAATCCTACCTGATGAGCGATGTTGAAATTGACGAAGAGAAATTCGGCCAGGAAATGTACCGTTTTCTCTGCGGATACTTTGGTGTAGCCAATCTTAACGGTGCCGTTCCGATGCACGAGATTCGCGCGAAATTCGACATGATTGGGAAGATGATGGGCAGGTCCATGGCTGTTTGTCTTCACGAGGGACCTGTAGAAGCTGATATTGCATTTGCCATTCGATCTAGCGAGAAGGAGTGGCGGGACCGCTGCCTAGAATCGGCTGGGCGTTTATGTGGCCCAGGCGGTGTGCTTCGTGAGATGTGGAACGAATCCACATAGCTTAAACCTTTGAGAGTTTGCAAGGCCCCGCGAGGGGCCTTTTTAATTGGGAAACTTTGACTGGTGGCCCCATGCAATCCGACACAGCAGAGCAGGACCAGCAGGGCGACCAGACCCCGGAGCCACTCGACGAGAAAGAGCAGTTGCTGCAACGCCGCCTGGCTCGACTCGAGGAAGCGCTGGGGCTCAAACCCCTCACATAACCCACACCAGCCCAGCTGAGGAATGGCAATGATTCAATACCCGGCAGAGTTGCCGCTTCCTCTTCAGGAGGGGTATGGCCTGAGCACGGTGGACCCGATGCGGGCTACCCAGATGGTCACGGGGCGAACGCGGTACCGGCTTCGGCACCGCTACGTTCCCACCGAGGTGCGGTTTAACTTCAACTTCAGCCAGGCCGAGGCGGGGCTGTTCGAGGCGTGGTATGCCCGGACCATCAACAACGGGCTGGAGTGGTTCGAGATACGCTTGCAGACCCCGGCGGGGTTTGCCTTGTATCAAGCCCACTTCAAGAGCATCCCGTCTGGCCCGGACCTCACTCAAATCACCCGTTGGCGCTACTCGGCAGTGGTTGAGCTGAAAGAGCGGCCGCTGATCCCGGCGCCATGGGAGCAGTTCCCGCAGTACTGGCTTAACAAAGACATCATCGACCTCGCCGTCAACAGGGAGTGGCCTGAAGCATGAGCCTGATCGAAGAGTGCTATGCCTCGGGTCGCGGTGAGCTGGTCGACACGATTGAGGCGCAGGAGGAGGGCGGCACCATCGCCCACTACTTCTGCTCCGGGTACGAGGACAGGGTATGCACCACCGAAGACGGACGAACCCTGACCTTCATCGCCATGGCAATGGACCTGGCCCTGCCCAAGAACGACAACAGCGCGTTCCAGAACCTGGTGCTGGGCCTGGACAACGTGACCGGTGAGGTGCAGGAGGCTGTAGAGGCCGCCCGCGCCGCCGGCAGCCGCTTCATCATCACCTTCCGGCGCTACCTGGCCGAGGACCTGTCGTTTCCCCAGGAGAAGTACCGCATGACCCTGCTGAGCAGGGAGTATGACGAGGACATCGCCAAGCTCACCGCCGGCTTCTTCGACCTGCTCAACACCAACGGTCTGCGCACCATCCTGACCACCAACCTGGCACCCGGCCTGAAGTACATCTGACCATGATCGAGAAATTCATGCGCGCCCCGTACCGCGAGGGTGCACGGGGTCCTATTGCCTTCGATTGCTGGGGCCTGTGCATCGCCGTTCGCCACCAGGTGTTCGGCCTGCCGCTGCTGCCCAGCCTGGGCGATGTAGGCAAGAACAGGCTCAAGGCCAACACCAACGCCTATCACGACCTTCGCCAGGGCATGGAGGAATGCCAGCCTGAGCCGGGGGCAATCGCGGCTGTGTTCCGGGGTGCCCTGTGCCTGCATGTGGGCGTAGTGGTGCAGAGCGAGGGCCGGCTGAAAGTGCTGGACACAAACCCCGGAGGCGCATGCCTGCGGACAACTGGCGAGTTCGAAGCCGCGAACCCGAAGGTGGTGTACTACCGTGATCGAATTTTACCCGAACAAGATCAGTAACACGGCGCCCCTTGGTACGTGGAAGACCGACCGCCGCATGACCATCGAGGCTTGGCTGCTAGAGCAGGCGCCATCCTACGAGCGCCGCGAAAGCCCGCCCATCAGCATCATGCTGAACGAGGAGGTGATCGAGCACGATCAATGGCACCTGGTCGAATTCCGGCCTTCGGATCTGCTCCAGATCTACCGCGAGCCCAAGGGTACAGACCCGTTCTCGATCACCGTGGCCCTGTTCAAGGGTGCCCAGGCGGTCGTAAAGGCCATCATGCCCAAGATGCCCGGCATGCCTTCGAACCTGGGCACGCAGCAGGGCGACCCGCTGTCCGAAGCCAGCGCCAAGGGCAACAAGGTCAAGCTGGGCGACCCTGTGCGGCAGATCGCGGGCAACCAGCGCACGTATCCATCGTACTTGGCCCAGCCCCGGCGCCGGTTCTTGGCTCCGCGTGACCAGCGCGTGCAGATGCTGCTCTACGTGGGCGAAGGCGAGTACGACATTCCAATCTCCAAGGTCCGCGTGGGCGAAACCCCGCTGATTTCGCTGGGTTCGGACGCGACGTTCGCTATCTACCCGCCAGGTGCTGACCTGTCCGGTGATCCGGCGCACCAGCTCTGGTACAACGCGCCCGAGGTGGGGGCAAGCTCCAGCGGCTCGGCCGGCCTGGAACTGACCGTGTCCACGGACCTGACCAAGAGCGCTTCGGCGTCGGCCTACCGGTTCGATGGCGATAACATCTCGGTGCCCTCTGGTGCCGGGGGCTTCCCTGCCGACTGGTCCAGCGGGATCATCATTCGGGTCGTCGCGCCGTACACCTACACCGTTATCGACGGCGGCGCCGGCCGGGACATCGTGCGCGGGCCGCTGGGCATGCTAAATCCAACGCCAGGCATGGCGATCGAGGTGGCAGGGGCGAACGCTGGTGTGTACCTGGTGCACAGCTACACGCCCTACAGCCCCGCAGTGCCGGCGAACCCTGGCACAGCATCGACCATGACTGGCTCGGCCGCGCCGACTCGCTACAACTTCGACGCCACGCCGCTCAGCTTCACGCTGGTACGCGGCTCGACCAGCTACCCGATCACGCTCAACACGGCTACGACGGACTTGGCTGGCCTGGTCAACACGCTGAATTCTCTGCTGAGCGGCATGCCTTTCCAGGCGCAGCAGAGCAGCGGGCGCCTTCGCTTTGTGGAGTTGAGCCCGTTCGCAGGGCAGGCCCTCAATGCCACGGGTGCCTCGGTCATCCTGGGCTCATCCCCAGTGCGCACCACCGGCACGGCCACCACCAGCGGCACGCCAGAGCAACCGGCCGAGATGACGCTGGACTACGACGGCGGCGCCCCGGTTGTTGGGCTGGCGCTGGGCCAGGGCCTGGCCAGCATCGGCCCGCGCGGCCTGCGGTACCGGATCACCGCTTTCAGCACCTCACTCATGGAGGTTGAACGCCTGTCCTCCAGCGGCAGCGCTGACACCTCCTGGCCAGGCTTCGACGCCATGGAGACCGTTAACGGCAGCATCAGCCTGGACAGCACCAACTTGCAGGGCGGCTACCGGGGCCCGATTGCCTGCTGCCCGGAGGGGGAGAAAGTCACCGAACTGGAATGGAGCGTGTTCTTTGCCAATGGCCTGTGCGGCATCGGCACCACCGGACTGATCTACAACATCCCGGCGTTCCACACCTTCGAGTATCGCGATGCCGATATTGGCGGGGCCTGGACGGTCATCAACATGCAGCACACCGGGGGAAGCCGGGATGCTCAGGGCTTCACGAACCGTATCGCGCTGCCATACCCGATGCGGGCCGAGGCCAGGATCAAGAAGCGCAACGAGTACTTCCCTGGGCGGGTTGAGCCAGAGCTGCAGGACGACACCACCTGGTACGACCTGCGTGGGCTGCTACAGAATTCTCCCACCAGCTACCCAGGTCTGACCGTGATGACGGCGGACATCCGGGGCGGCGACCGGCTTTCGGCTCAGTCAGAGAGCCAGGTGAGCGCCGAGGTAACTCGCATCCTGCCCTTGCTTGAGGGTGGAGTAGGCCCCACGCGGGACATTGCTCCATGGTGCATCTACCAACTGAAGCAGCGCGGGTACACGGACGGCGACCTCGATATGCCCGAGTGGCAGGCCTTCCACGATATCTGCGTGGCCAGGGGCGACACCTACGACGAAACCCTGGATTCAACAATCACCGTCAAGGACATGGTCAACAACGCTTTGGCGTGCGGCTTTGCCGAACTGGTGACCTTCCGGGGCCTGCTGCGCCCAGTGCGGGACAGTGCCCGGGCGATCTTCGACGTGACTTACGGCCCGAAGACCCAGACGTACTCGCCGCAGAACATGACCAAGATGCTCAAGATCAGCGGCTCGATGCCATCGATCAACGACTTCGACGGTGTGGATGTGGAGTACTTCTCGCGCGCCTCCTGGGCCTGGGAGACGGTCCAGTGCCGCTGGCCAGGTGACCAAGGCTTCAAGGTCGAGAAGATCAAGATGCCAGGGTTCAGTGACAAGACCCGAGCATGGCGGTTCGGCATGCGGCGGCGTGGCCACCAGAAGTTCAGGACCGACATCTATAGCTGGGAAACCGAGATGGATGGCAGCAACAGCGGCTACCTGAGCTTTGCAGCAGTTGCCGATGACAGGCGCTGCTACAGCTCGATCCTGCTGGACGTCATGGTAACGGATGCGGGAACGCTCCTTCGCTCATCCGAGCCGCTGCCATGGTCGTTTACAGAGGCCAACCTGATCGGCGTGCGGCGCCTGGACGGAACACTGTCGGGGCCGTGGGACGCTGTGATCGTGGACGAGTACACCGCGCGGGTAGAAGCGCTGGACTTCACCCCAGTGGTGGACGGCCCTCTCGAGCCGCCCCACATCCTGTTCGCCCCGGCTTCGCGCTGGGCCTACCCAACGCTGATCACCAGTTCTGACCCGGCAAACGGAAACTCGGCCATGAAGGGCATGCCCTACGACGACCGCGTTTACACCTACGACGACCAATTCCCGCCGGCCTGACCGGAACCCGACGAGCCAGCCCGCCACGTGCGGGCTTCTTTTTGCCCGGAGATTCTATGCGCTACAACACCAACAACCCGGTGGAGCCGGATGGGTCAAACGATCCTCGCGACCTGTTCGACAACTCAGGCGTATTCGATCTTTTAATGAACACTGGCGCCGAGACGGCAAAAGACCGTCTGAATCGCGACCGCTACACCTACCAAAGCTTTCACAACTTGGTGATCAACGCCAAGAACGAGATTGGTCCCACCGTAGATGCGGCGAAATCCGCAGTAAATTCGGCGCGCGACGAGGGTATTCAGGATATAGGTGAATCGGTCGATGCTGTAGATGCCGCTGAGGCCGAAGCCAAGGCCGATATGCTCAAGACCGCAGCAGATCTGGGGAGTGATATCGGCAATAAATCTTTCGCAACCTACGCGCTCATGCAGGCTTACGTACCGAAGTACGAAGGTCAGCTTGCTTGGGTTCAGGCTGACACCGACCCCCTGAAAAATGGTTTTTATCAGTGGAAAACGTCCAGCGCCGCCTGGGTAAAGGTGGCAGATCAGATCATTACCGACTCCACAATCGTCCGCTTCATCGCGCCTAGCGCTCTG